TATAATAACATTGTAAACAACAAATGTTTACAATAATGACTGTCCGTGAGGACAGTGTTGTAGGGAAATATATCTGAAAAATATAGTTGAATTTTTCATTGTTTCTATATCCCTGCTATAAAATTAAATGGAATAGTTCAAAAGTGTCTCAAACTTATATCTATTCCATTTAATTTTACATCAACTACCTACAAAAGTCAACTACTTTAAACAAGAGGAGGTGAACGCAATGTCATTAGGAAGATTAGGAATACCATTAAAACCTTGGGCAAAAGCTTGTAAAAAAGCTCTTATTGATAAGGATATGAGTATAAACGATTTAGCTAAAGCAACAGGTTATTCAAGGCAGCATGTATCAGCAGTTATTAACTGCCGTACTATTAATTATACTTGTCAAGAGGTTATATGTAAAACACTTGGTGTTGAATATTAACTGATGATTAAATTATATCAGAAGGAGGGTTAAAAATAAATGGGAAGTAACCCTACAAAAGCGGCCAACAATATGTACTGCAAGTGCAGATTAGCGGCGGCAAAGTACAATGACAAATTAAACAGTCGTGAGGGAGCGGCGGAAATGTTGGGATTGTCAAGTTCAACTTTAGCAAGTTACGAACTTGATTTAACAAAAGTTGTTCCGGTCGAAAGTATTATGATGATGGCAGATGTATATAATGCTCCCGAATTGAAAAATTGGTACTGTTCCAATGTTTGCCCTTTGGGTGCTGAATTTCCGAAAATTGAAATTGAGGATTTGGACAGGCTTACAATCAAAGCATTATCGACATTACGCGAGATATCAAATGTGAAAGAAGACCTATTAGATATAACCGCTGACGGTGCTATATCTGTCGAAGAACGACCGAAATTAAATAATGTCATAAAAACATTAGATGAAATATCTAATGTGGCTCAATCACTGAAATTATGGGCGAAAAAGAATTTGTCAAAAACAGAATAGGACAATTTGTGATGTAAATATATTAAGTTGGGAGGTGGATTATATGAGTGAATTTGTTGAAGAATTTAAGATTGGTAACACCAATGTAAAAATTGCAGATGATTATTGTCGTGATAAAACACCGGAAGATGTTAATGCAATTCTCAAAAGAATTGGAGTAAATGCTTTACCGCATTTTGCAATGAATAAACAAGATAAGGCAGGGTAGTAATTATGAGCGGTTATTTACGAAATAAAAAAGAGAGCGTGACGCTCTATGCGTACACACTCCCACAACCAATATCATTATAACATAGCTCATTAATTATGTCAAACAAGAAACGGAGGATAACAATGATACAGATAGGTTTGGCAATGGTGTCATTTGGTATAGGTATATTTATCGGAATGAAAATTATTGGAGGTAAAAATAATGGACGACGCAATGAAGTTGATAATTGATATATGGAATAGCTTAAGTCCGGAGGGTCGTAAGTTATGGATTGGAGAGGGACAGGTTTTACCTACACTTAAAAACGGCAGATATGCAGCTAAGAAAAAGCCACAAATAATAAAACGCAAATTTGATGCGAAGTGGAATGCTGACACAAATCAAATTTTGGCAATTATAAACAAGTAAATAATAAATAAAATCTCGCAGGCAGATATGAGCCGTCAACTTTTAATATGTAAGACGTCCCATAAAACTTATTTTTAATAGGTTGGCGGTTCTGATGTGTCTGTGAGATATAGGACAAGCCTTATAAGCAGATACGGACAGGGTTGTTAAAATTATAAATTAAAACTAAATCCTATGAATTAATTTCCATACAGTCCTGCTGTTAAAACTATTACTTATTATCCGAAATAAATATGTATAGCAACCCTGTCTATATGTGCTTATAAGGTACAAGAAAGCGAGGAATTAAAACTGAAACAAAAGCACAAAAAATTAGAGTATATCATATCAGTTGTCATATTCAGCATGATATTGATAGGTTTAGAAAGTTTAATGATGATAATAATGGGAGGTGGCAAATTATGAAATTTTACTTTACATTCGGATTGGTTAATCAGCCTTTTACAGGTGGTTGGGTTGTTATCAACGCAGATAGCCGAGCTCAAGCGTGTATGCTATTCAGAGCAGCATTTCAACCAGATGATGAAATGTTGAATTGTTGCAGTATTTATGAAGAAAGAGAGTTTAAAAGAACAAAAATGTACCGAGAAAATGATAATTTTGGTAGTGCATGTCATTGCGAATTGAGCTTAAAAATTGAAAAAAAATAGACCGCAGAGTTGCAGCTCAATGCGGTCAATGCAATCAGGTACATATCAATATACCATATTTTTATTCTATCAGAAATGAGGTGAGTTGTCAATGATTTTTAATAGTGATAGCTATGACGCACTCATGGCAATGGAAGAAGCAAGAACAGGTCATTACGGCGAAGATTATTTTGATAATGGCAGACCGGATGATTATTGGGACGTAATGGCTGACGCAAAGTATGAGGAGGAACGAGATGAACGATAAAGAAGAAATGATTATCGTAAATGATAATCAGGATTTAATAGTTATAAACCAACTTCCGGTCATATCGGAACAGTTGGACAAGGTGAAAGCGGAAATTCAAAGACGTACTGCATTTGCTGATACTGTTACAGTATCAGAGGAAAACAGACAGGAAATTAAAAAAATGCGTGCGGCTATGAATGCTGAAAAATCAAGACTTGATGAAGTATATAAAACGGCACTTGAAAAAGTTATTGCACCGATACAGGCAGTACAAGATAAATACAAGGATTGTGTAGGACTATATACCAAAGCCAATTCTCAACTGAAAGCCAAAATTGATGTTATCGAAGATGGGTTAAAACTCGCAAAAGAAAATTCGGTAAAAGAGTATTTTGAAGAATTGGTTACTGCTAAAAATATTGATTTCATTTCATTTGAACAATTAGGCTTGAAAATAACCTTATCAGTATCAGAAAAAAAGCTGAAAGAGCAAGTAAATAATATTGTAGAGCGTGTAGCAACCGATTTAAAGGCTATTGATATACAAGAAGACAAAGAAGAAATTTTGGTTGAATATAAGAAACACCTGAATGTGTCCGAGGCAGTAAGCACCGTTGCAGCACGTCATAAAGCTATTCAAGCGGAAAAAGAAAGAAAAATAAAGCAAGAAGAACAGCGTGCAAAGAGAATAGCGGTGGCACAAGCAGTTGAGGAAGTAGCAAGACAACAAGCACAGGTGCAGTCGGGAAGTAATAATGTAAAGCCTGTACAAACTGTAAAAGAGCCTGTACACGTTGAACAACAACTTACACCTCCGCAAGTAGAAGTAAACAAATATCCGTTTAATTTCTCTGCGTATATTGAGGCAACATCAAAAGACGAGGCAATCGAAAAATTGAGAGAATTTAAACCAAAGCTAATTAAGTTTATGGAAAGTGAGGGTGTGCATTATGGCAAGTAATATGCAAAAACCAAAATTCAGTGTGGCAATAACTACACCGGCATACAAAAAATTGATTAATAACACATTGAAAGACCCTCAACGTGCGAATAACTTTATAGCAAATGTATCGACAGTAGTTGCGAATAATCCGCAATTACAAGAATGCGAGGCAAGTACAATTCTTTCTGCTGCATTTTTAGCAGATAGTTTAAATCTTTCTATGTCACCACAGTTAGGCTATTGCTATTTAGTTCCGTATGAAACGGCGCTAAAGGACAAATACGGAAAAACAATGTGGATGTTAGATGAAACCGGTAATCATATATTGGATAACAACGGTAAGTGGAAAAAACATACCGTGAAAAAAGCCCAGTTCCAAATGGGCTATAAGGGATATGTACAGTTGGCTCAACGTACAGGACAGTATAAAAAAATTGTTGTTTTACCGATAAAAGACGGTGAACTTATTCATTTTAATCCGTTGGAAGAAGAAATTGACGTACAACTTATTGAGGATGAACTTGAACGAGAACAAGCGAAAACAATAGGCTATTATGCCATGTTTGAGTATCATACGGGTTACCGCAAAGCAATATATTGGTCCATCAGAAAAATGATGGCTCATGCAGACAAGTATTCGGCAGCATTCAGTGCGGAAATGTACGAAAAAATACAAAATGGTGAAGTCCCTGAAAAAGATATGTGGCGATATTCTTCATTTTGGTATAAAAACTTTGATGATATGGCAATGAAAACAATGTTAAGACAACTCATTTCAAAATGGGGTGTTGTATCGATAGAGATGGAGAATGTCCTAAAGAAAGATATGGCTGTCATAGAATCTGAAACGGATTATACATACATTGATAATGATAGTGATAATGATAGTGATAATCAAATTCCGTTGTCACAACCTGAGCCGGATATGGTGCAAGATAGCGACAATGTAGAGCCACTGATACAAGAAAATTTACAACAAGAAATGAATGGCAGTGAAACGTCCGAGCAGGAGGCGATAGATATTGATTCGATATAATATCATAGCTACAGGTTCTAAAGGTAATGCAGTTAAAATTGATGATATATTGATAGATTGCGGTGTATCTTTCAAAAAACTAAAAGATGTGTACAAGCATATAAGATTGGTCTTACTTACACACGAACACTCGGACCACTTCCGCCCGTCAACTATACGAAAGTTGGCGGCGGAACGTCCAACTTTGAGATTTGGTTGTTGTCGTTGGATGGTTCCTAAGTTGATAGAATGTGGAGTTTCACCAACACAAATTGATGTATATGACATAGGAAAAAGATACGATTATAAAGTATTTGCTCTGTCACCTATCAAACTATATCATGACGTTCCGAACTGCGGATATAGGCTATATTTCGGACGAAAGAGAGTGTTGTACGCAACAGATACCCGAACAATGGAAGGTATCAGTGCAAGGGGATATGATTATTACTTCATTGAAGCAAATTACAAAAAAGAAGAAATTAAGCGTAAAATTGCAGACAAAAAAGAACAGGGCGAATATGCGTATGAGGTGCGAGCCATGAATGAACATCTGTCGCAGGAAGAAGCTGAAGATTTTATATATTCAAATATGACCTCGAAAAGCAGATATATCTTCTTGCACGAACACATTGATAAATAACAAGGTAGGGGATAAGAATGTCGCAGATAACAACAGCAAAAATTGTAGAGTATGACGGCTGTAATATGCTGATAATTCCACAAGAACCGATAAGCCGTGAGATGATTAGAAAACAAGTAAAAAACGTTGAATTACGGTTATGCGATGGTCGGGAATGTACGTCTGAACAACGAAGAAAAATATTTGCAATAATCGGAGAGATTGCTGATTGGAGCGGACATGACAGTGAAGATTTGCGTAAATACTTTACATCAAATTATTGTATGGATAATGACCTTGAGTATTTCAGCTTATCCCCCAAAAAGCCTAATTTAGCGGATATGGAAACTGCAACAGGTTTTATATCTTATTTGATAAAATTCTGTTTTGAATGGAATGTACCGACACTCGATACCATGCTTAATCGTGCCGAAGAAATCGGTAAATATTTATATATGTGCTTGGAGCATAGGAAGTGTGCTATTTGTAATGATAAGGCAGAAGTACATCACTTAGACGCTGTCGGTATGGGTAGGGATAGAAATGATATTGTTCATGTAGGTATGAATGCTATTGCGTTATGCCGCAAGCACCATATACAGGCTCATAATATGGGCAAAAATGAATTTTTAAAACAGTATCATGTATATGGAATAATACTTGATTCGTACTTATGCAAAATATTAAATTTAGGACGAAAGACTGTATATAACGAGCTGTTTGAACGTGATAAACAGTTTTTGCAGCTTGAGGAGGTGAGAGAATAACATGGCAAGACCCTTGAAAGATGGGGTTGATTATTTTCCAAAAGATACTGATTTTTATGCAGATGATAAAGTGCGACTTTTAAGAGCGGAGTTTGGCTCAAAAGGAATGTATCTTTTAGACTACATATTATGTGACTTATACGGCAAAAATGGATATTTCATCAAATGGGATAAAAACAAGTGCTACCTTGTGTCAGACGGTGCGGGATGTGGTTGTTCTCCTGAGTTTGTTGCAGAGTTTATTTCCGGGTGTATCAGATGTTCTTTCTTTGATAAAAGGGTGTTTGAAATGTTTGGAGCATTGACATCTGTGGGTATCCAGCGGCGCTTTATAAGAATGTTAAACAGCCGCGAAAATTTCACATTTATTGAAGAATACTTTCTGCTTGATACATCTGATAAAAAAGATGTTCCGCAAGGTATTCTTAATAAACTTGCATTTAAAAAGGTTTCCGATAAAGAAAACGAAGTTAAAAGTAAAGATAACCCCAATAAAAATAAAGATAATTCACAAAGTAAAATAGAAGAAAATAAAGTAGAGGAGAGTAGAGTAGAGGAAAGTATAATAGATGACTCTCACCGCTCGCCTGCACCGTATGAGCAAATCAAAGATATGTATAACAACATATGTACATCATATCCTAAATTACGCTCAATGTCTGATAGTCGAAAGAAAGCAATTAAAGCAAGACTTAGACAGTACAGTATTGACGATTTCAAATGTCTGTTTGAGAAAGCGGAAAATAGCAGTTTTTTAAAAGGTGCAAATAATCGTAACTGGTCTGCCACATTTGATTGGTTGATAAAAGATTCAAACATGGCAAAGACACTTGACGGAAATTATGACGACAGACCTATGCAAAGAAATGATTATAATGCCGGTGCAAGAAAAAGCAATAATCTATTTCTTGATTTACTTGATAACGATAACGGAGATGATACATTATGACATTTCAAGAAACTGCTAAAATTATGGCGGTATTTAAGGCTGCATACCCACGCTACTATGCAAATATAGACGTGGAAGAAGCAAGACGGGTAACAACATTATGGGCGTCTATGCTTGCCGATTACAGCTATGAAACTGTTTCAAATGCTGCTAAGGCATTGATTGTATCAAGCAAGTTTCCACCGACAATAGCCGAGGTAATAGAAAAAATACAGCTATTAACCAAAGAACCGGAACTGACGGAGGGCGAGGCTTGGAGCATGGTGCGAAAAGCTATCCGTAATGGAATTTACGGATATAAAGAGGAATATAGAAAATTGCCTGACAAGGTAAAAACGGCAATAGGAAACCCTCTGATGATACACGAATGGGCTAAGGTAAGTGCAGATGAACTCGATACCGTAGTAGCAAGTAATTTTATGCGGAATTTTCGTTCACAAACGAAAAGCAAACAGGAATATGAAAGTTTGCCACAAAGCGTAAAAAAATTTGTTGAGGAAATATCCGCAAAAATGCCGAAACTGGAGGAAGTAAATGAGAGGAATAAATGATATAAGAATAACCTTTGAAGAAAAAATCAACAAGTATGCCGTAAAGCAAATACAACCTCATATGATTAACGCACTTGCAGTAATGTTGTGCGATGAAGCTGTAAATGAAACGTTATTTAGTTTAGACACAATAGAAAATATGGAGGAGATCGCATGAAAAAACACAGTTGCAGAATGACTGATACAGAAAAAGAAATGCACGATAGAGCAGTTAAAATTCGCAAAATGACCGATGAGCAGTTGTGCAAGTACATAGATGATACACAAGGTAAGAACGATACACGGGATAAAAGTGTGAGTAAGTTTTTAACTTGTGTGGCAGGATTGAAAGGTATAGGTAAAACAACAGAAAATAAATTATATTATCTGGCAAGAGAAAAGGGGTTTATTGATTAATGCGTTGGAGTGAAGCGGAGTATGCACGATATATTCAGAATACGAAACAATACACAAATAACCAAAAGCCTAAAAATAAATACTATTCTCAAAAAACGTGGATTGACGGTATATGTTTTGATAGTAAAAAGGAGGCAGATTATTACTGTCAATTAAAGTTGCTTACAAGAGCGGGAGAAATAAAAGGGTTCTGCCGTCAAGCAAGATTTGTTGTGACAGAGGGTGTAGGGAGTATAGAACGTGGTACTGAGTATGTTGCAGATTTCGTTATCTTCAACAATGACGGGACAAGTCGCATTGTTGATACGAAAGGGGTGAAAACCAATGAATTCAAGTTGAAAATGAAATCATTCCGAGAAAAGTATCCGACTCTTAAAGTAGAGTTGGAATAAAGGAGTAGATAATTGATGGGTAAAATAAGAACTCGAAATCAACATCAAGCCGAGTTTGTGAAGTGTATTCAGAAATTCGGCGGTAAATATCAAACATGGGAAATATTCGCTGATTTCATATCAATGTTTGCCTGTGCTATATCGAATGGCATAGATAGGGTGCATTTCAAACCGAGAGAAGAAATGTATATGCAAATTATTCGCAAATACACAAATGAAGAACAGGCAATCTTTCCTGAGATGATGGGTCATGTCATTAATGGCATGGAGGAAAACAGGGATTGCGATTTCCTTGGTGAGTTGTATATGGCTCTGGACTTGGGAAGCCATTGAAAAGGACAGTTTTTTACACCGTATAGTTTGTGTAAAATGACTGCTCAATTACAAAAAAATGATATAGAACAAGAAATAAAAGCAAATGGATTTGTATCTGTAAATGACCCGGCATGTGGAGCAGGCGCATTGCTGGTTGCGGTAGCAAATACTGCGGCAGAAGAAATAAAACAATTTAATTGGCAAAATCACATCCTATTTGTTGCTCAAGATATAGATGCAGTTACGGCCAAGATGTGTTATATACAATTATCTCTATTGGGGTGTGCCGGGTATGTTAAGATTGGCGATACAATGGCGAATCCAATAACGGCAAACGAGGCATTGTATGAAATGACAAAAGAAGATAGTTGTTATTGGTATACACCAATGTATTTCAATGATGTTTGGAATTGGCGAAGAATGTTTCATATGTTTGATAAAACCATGCAAAAAAATATAACGATAACAAATAATGATGAAAAAGAAAAGACCGCCCAACCAGTAGAAAACTCGCAAGATATAGATAGAAACGAGTTTAATACCGAAAAGAACGGTCAGCTATCATTATTTTGAAAGGAGTTTGGATATGGAAACTACAAATCAAAATAACTTAGATGAAATTATATCACAAGATACAGAGAAAATCAATAATGACGAACAGACAAAATCTGAAATCGTGTATATTGAAGTTGATAAATTACATCCACATGACGCAAATCCTCGAAAAAATACAGGTGATGTAACGGAACTGGCGGACAGCATAAAGAAAAACGGTATATTGCAAAATCTTACGGTTGTTCCTGCAACCGGTTATTGGTACGGTGACTATACCGTAATAATCGGTCACAGACGTTTGGCGGCGGCAAAACAAGCGGGATTGAAAACTGTACCGTGCGTTATTCGTGAAATGGGCCAAAAGGAACAGATAGCAACAATGTTGCTTGAAAATATGCAACGTTCGGATTTGACTGTATATGAACAAGCTCAAGGAATACAGATGATGTTAGATTTGGGCGAAACGGTTGAAACAGTTGCAGAAAAAACTGGTTTTTCCGAAAGCACCGTAAGACGTAGAACTCGTTTGTTGAAGTTGGATAGTGAGGTATTCAAAGAAACAGAGGGCAGACAGATAACCATGTTGGAGTATGACAAGCTGTTTGAAATCAAAGATGATAAGAAAAGGAATGAAGTGCTAAAATCCATTGGTACAAATAATTTCAATAATGAAATATTGCGTGCAGTACAAGCAGAGAAAACAACAGAAATACGCAAAAAATTTTTTGAAGATTTGAATGAATATGCCGAAGAAGTGAAAGATACCACAGGATTAGTATATATAGGTTGGTTTGATAATACAAAAAATATAACCGATTATTCAATCCCGGAATGTACAAAGTTATACTATCGAAGTTATGGAAGTGGTGTAGGAGTATCGTTATATCGTAGCACGACAGCTGATGAGAAACAAGCAGAACAAGAAAAAACAGAACAAGAAAATAAAATTAAAGAAGAAAGAGATAGCAAAATACGAAAGCTAAAAGAACTGGCAGAACGTACATATACCTTGAGAAGAAATTTTGTAAAAGACTTCACGTTAAATGAAAAGGCAACATCAAAGAACTTGCAAAATTTTATTATCACGGCATTGCTTGAAGATAATTATTTCGATATTGAAAAATTTATTGAAATGTTGGATGTCGAATATGATGAAGACGATTTAGACGAAATGCAAGGGGTGCGAGAAGTATATGAACGGTCAAACAAAACACTGCAAAATAAAATGGTTATTGCAGGATATGTTCTATACAATGATAGAAAAACAAACGATTGTTACGATTATACAGGAAATCACAGAGAGAACGAATCACTTCAGCGACTCTATGATGGACTAATTACAATAGGCTATGAAATGTCTGATGAAGAACTTGCCATGATGGACGGTACGCATGAATTATATACCACTGAAGATGAATAATTGATAAAGGAGAGATGAAGATGACAAATATTATAAAATGCAGATTTTTGGATAAAGACGGTGAACCGAGAGGCAGAGAATACAGCTATAAAACAGAAATACCTGTTGAAGTCGGTCAAATAGTAGATGTACCTGCACCACGTCAAAGTGACGCTGACAGTGAATTGAAAACAAAATCAGTTATTGTATCACAAATAAATGTGCCGGAAGAAGAAATTGCGACCTTTGCGGATAAGGTTAAAACTGTTGTAGGTATTCATACGGAAGATGAAAAGGAGAATTAATAAAATGCACACAACGGAACAAAGGAGAGAAATTTTCAAAAGCTGCGAAAAGGAAATGTTATTTCTTCATGAAATAATGGGTAATAAAAATATGTCGGAAATTTTACGTCCGATGATTAAAGAAAAGTTTATGGACATGAATTATAAAATGGCAGAAATGTATATGGAGGATATCGGAGAAGTAATCCAGCTACTGCCTCGTTATGCGGTTCCGTCAGTTATAGCAACTCTAAAGCTTATTTTAGAGGCTTTGGAAAAGGACATGACTGAAAAGGATAAAATGGTGGCACAAGAAATTAAAGAGCGAGGGGCAGTTGCTATTATAAGACATAAGATAAAATAAAGTTTAAAAATTACAATGGGAAGTATCTAATTACTTATACAGAGGTACTTCCCGTAATAAAACTTGTATTGGAGTGATTCCATGAGTAGAAAATGGACCAAAGAAGATGTTGAATATCTCACAGAGAAATGGGGAAATGTTTCGATCCCAAGCATTGCCAAAAAGCTAAATCGAAGTGTCAATGCAGTGAAAATAAAAGCAGGGAGATTAAATCTTGGACCTATGTTAGAAAATGGAGCATATGTAACATTAAATCAGTTGGCGATAGCTTTAACCGGAAAAAATTTGTCCCCATATTGCAAGAAATCATGGATAGAAAACAGAGGTATGCCGGTTCATAACAAGAAGGTTATAAAAAATACTTTTAAAATTGTCTATTTAGATGAGTTTTGGAAATGGGCTGAAAAAAATCGTTCATTTTTAGATTTTTCAAAGATGGAGCCGTTGGCTTTAGGCAAAGAGCCTGGATGGGTAAACGAACAACGTAAGAAAGACTATAAGTCAAACGCACTACAAAGAAAAGACCAATGGACACCATATGAAGATGATAAATTGCGATATTTATTAAAACAACAGAAATATGGGTATGCGGAAGTTGCCGATATACTTCATCGAAGTGAGGGGGCAATACAACGGCGATGTACGGACCTTGGTATTCGCGAACGTCCAATAAAAGCGGATACAAGGAGGAATCCGTGGACTGATGATATGCACCGTATTGTTGTAGAAGGTATAAAAAACGGTGATTCATATTCGCTGATAGCAAAGCGTATAGGAAAGTCAGAAAGAGCAATAAGAGGAAGAGTATACAACAAATATTTAACTGAGAATGCTGATAAAGTTAGAGCTATGATTGGTGATGGTCAGTGGGGCGATAATGCTCCGGAACCGAATGTTAAGCAAGCATTATATTTATCTCACACAAGAGGGAAGTGCCAAAAAAGTCTTACGGATTTAGTGGAATTACTGAAATATCGCACATTGTGTATGATGAAAGAGGTACATAAATGATAGATAGAATTGCAAATGAGGTAGCAATTCAGTGCATGGATTGTGGAATTATAACGGATATACGACAGTTTAAGGACATACTTGTTATGGCTTTGAACAATTACACAGTATCACCTAAAGAAAAAGCTATTGCGGTATATGATGACTTGAGCAAGGGATACCAAATGTTCTTTGTTACGAAGAAAGTAAAAGGCTTATCCGATAAGAGCCTAAAATACTATAAATGTGTTATAGATGATGCAATGATAAGAATAAATAAGCCATTAGACAGAATTACGGCTGATGATATTCGGTATTTGTTGGCTTGCAAAAAGAGAGATGGCAGAAGCAATACAACTTTGAATAACATTAGACGTGTATTATGCTCGTTTTTTAAATTCTTGGTGAATGATGATTACATTGTTAAAGACCCTATGTTAAATATAGACGTTGTAAGACAAGAAAAAACTGTGAAAAAGCCATTTTCACCGATTGAACTTGAAAAAATACTTGATGTATGCCGAAACGATAAAAATGAGTTGGCGAGACGCAGAAACATAGCGATGATAGAAAGCTTTTTATCAACAGGCTGCAGAGTAGGAGAGATAAGCTCAATAAAAATTGAAGATGTTGATTTTCGTAAAGGCGAGTGTATTGTACATGGCAAGGGCAACAAGGAAAGGAAAGTCTTTTTTAATGATAGGTCAATATTAAGACTGTCCGAGTACATAGATTATCGGAAAGATAATTGTGAGTATCTGTTTTGCTCGATTAAAAAACCGTTCAAAAGATTAAATGTGGGCGGTGTAGAAACGAATATAAGAAATATCGGTGAAAAAGCAGGCGTAGCAAACTGTCATCCGCATAGATTTCGTAGAACAATGGCATGTAATGCTATGAAAAAGGGAATGCCGATAGAACAAATACAGGCATTACTCGGGCATGAAAACATTGAAACCACAAAAGTATATTTGTGTATTGATACAGATAAACTTGCAGTTGAACATAATCGATACTTAGGATAGGGAAAAATGAGAGGAACAATGAAATGAAAAAGAAAAAATATAGTGGCGGATTTGAGGAATATGAAAGTAAGTTAAAGCGTGTTATGGAACGTTTGGGAGTAAAGCAATATAAGTATGATTGGAGTAGAAATGAATGCTTTATTGAATTTACTTATAAAAATCAATATTACCGTTTTGAACATTCGCTTCATAAGGCGGCGGAACATAAACAGAATATACATTATTCATCGGACCTATTTGCACAATTAGTCAAAACATTGGAAGATATTGCTCGAATGGTTGAGCGTGGTATATACGATTTGTCTACTTGGATAGAGGGTATGAAAACTTTACCGCCAAAAAAACAAATTCCGCAGTGTTTTGTAACGTTGGGATTTGATAATATTCCATCAATGGACGAATTAAAAAATCGTTTCCGTATATTAGCAAAGGAAAGCCACCCCGATAGCGGCGGCAATCCTGAATTATTCTGCTTGTATAAATCCGCTTATGAAGAAGCGGAAATGTGTTTGAGGGAGGAACAGAAAAATGAAAAATAATAAATTAAAACCGTGTCCGTTCTAAGTATATAAAAAGGTGAGTGTGGATAAATGAATGAAGTAGAAATATTAAATAAAATAATGCAGGCATTTACGAGTGTAAAAATTGCAGTTATTCTATGCAATATCCAACGCTATATTGTCCGTATTGTGGGGCAAAAATGAGCAATAAGGAGGAATAAGAAAATGAACATAAGATTGATTAAAGGTGAACTGTTATACGGTTGTTACTTAGACGGGGAGGAAATTGAATTATATCGCAAAGATGTCGAAAGTATGAAAGTCGGAGATATATTCGAGGCACAGGATTTAGATACAGATACCACCGAGCAAAACTATGTCACGGTAACGTGCGTGTATAAGGATGAAAATGGTGTCTTATTGCGAGAATATACACAAACAAACTGCAACAAAGAAACAGTCGAATTAGTTTGGATAGAACTGAAATGTGGAGGAATAGAAAATGAAAAATAATAAATTAAAGCCGTGTCCATTCTGTGGTAGCACAGAAGTAGCATTTCTTGACGGCGGTGTATACGATGAAATGCGATTTCAAGTTGAGTGTCAAAGTTGCGGTGCGACCGTAGGTTTTATTAACGAAAGTAGGTCAGATGATGAACTCGGAGAAGCATGGAATATGCGTTCGACGACAGAAATAAAATCAAAGACCATGACACTTGACGAGGCAATAAAATATTGCGAAGAAGTCGCAACTAAAAATTGTTTGGAGTATGTAGAAGAACACAAACAGCTTGCAAATTGGTTACACACGCTAAAGTATTTAGAAGAAAATGCAGTTATGCCGATATACAAAAAGCAAGACTGGTTAGACATAGCAAAATACTACGGTATAAAACAAATCCCATTGGTGATTGAGGAAATGGCTGAACTGACGCAAGCATTGACGAAGTATATGAGAATAACACAATTCGGTCAGCCTGTACGAAAAATAATGGACGAAGTTCAAGACAACATAAAAGAAGAATTATCGGACGTGATTGTAATGCTGATACAGTTGCAACATTTATTTAACATAGACAATGCTACAATAAATAAAATTGCGGACGAAAAGTTGAAAAGAACATTACAATTAATGGAGGAGCAAGAATGCCAGAGGAGCAATTTGAAAAATTAGCCGAAAGCAATACAAGAGAAATACTGACAGATTTTAAGAAATATCTGAAGCCGAAGATGAGAACATGTGATGAATGCAGGTTTCTCAGAGTTTTAAACGATGGTACAACTGGTGTATATGCAAAATGCCCAACGAAAACATTTTTGCTATGGAAAGAAGATACACGGCATACGACTTGCGATTGTTGGGAGGATAAAAATGTT